ATCGGTGCTTCCTTTCGGAAAAGACAGACGGTTCCAAGTGTGACCCGTTACCAGCCTTTCCGATACTTGCGGACTTTGCCCGCCAGTTCCTTTAGTGCCTGACACATCTTGCACCGGGGCCGAGAACGGCCCGGCTTGATAGGCACCTTTAAGAGAAGCGGTTTGGGCTTTCGCGAGGTCAATTTGCGCATTCAGCAATTCCCTGTTCTGCTGTTGACCCCAGAAATCGCCGATCCCTTGTAATGCAGCGCCAGCCGCCATCGTACCGAAATCAAGGTCAGTAGCACTGACTTGTGAGCCCCAGCCTTGCCCGCCGGTAGCGTTCAAGACTGTAAGCGGATTAAATCCGGCGGCTTGGGCATCCGCGACCATTTTTTTAAGGTCGACGGATTGCTGTTGTCGCTGTTCACCCGAACCAAGGACTTTGTTTATAAGCGCGCCGCCTACATTTGCGGCGATGGGAGCCCACCAAGGCATTACTGGCCACCCCCGTAGACGTTGCCGCTGGGCAGCGCTTGAGAACACTCATTTAAGCATTCGGGCATGTAGTTGATGCAGCCCAAGAGGGCTACCCCAACAACTGCTAACAAAATCCAAGTCATTTTATTTCCTTTCTTTGGTTCGGGTTTGGGTTGGGGTTCTTCGTTTTTAGGCATTAGTTTCCCTTTCTGTCAATACGGAAGAACAAGAGACGCTTTGAGAGGTGGGTTTTGCCCGACACCCCTGCACGCAGGGATCCCCGTCGAACAATCGCCTCCGGCTCTATCGCGTTCTTTAGAGTTTGCGCCTCCGGCGCTGTTTGTTTCACTGACACCGATTTACGGAGTTGTTGCGTAATCGCTAAGAATAGAGACATTAGGTACACCACGGAACTTTACGGGATTGCCCATTCCCTGCCGTTGGCGCCGGGCGGCTTTTACACTTGAGCGCGCGCACATCCTGTTTAATTTGTTCGGATTTGTGATCGGATCGAGATCCGGCTAACGCAGGTGTTGCCGCAACCGGCATCGGGAGGGCTTTGTATTCCCGTTTTATTTGTTCCAGAGGTTTGATGCTCATTATTCTGGTTGTCAGTTCCAACTGTTGACGTCTGCGAAGATCCGCAAGACGACGTTGGGTTTCCGCATAACGGACTGCTTTCTGGGCAAGAGATCCGATTGATTGCGGTTTTTTCCGAGACTTTGAACGCTTAGCCATAGTTAACCCTTTCAAATTGTCGGTAGTTTGGTTCTGTATCCCAATGTTCATCCCACGCTTGCAGATATGTGTCGACCATTTCTGCTGCGTAGTGATGCGCGGAAGGTACGTGATAAACCCACAGTGTCCCTTGCTTAGTTTTGGCGTTCGGCACCGTAAACGGAATGCCAGATTCGCCGGGGATCAGAAGCCTTTTGTTACGAGCGATTTCCCTAGCATACCGGAGAAGGTAATCCTTCCCCAGTCCCGGGGATGGGCGCATAGATTTCCCGCCTTTCTCCAAATAGTCGAACAGGTACGAGAATGAAGCCGACATAGAACGCGGCACTTCGTACTGGCTGTTTCCATGCGTCCAATGTGGGTATAGGTCAGCGAAATTTAGAGGCTCTATTGGCATTTTATTCTGGTAAAACTGAATGCTATGCCAGTGTGGGCGCAACGTCTTATCTCCGTACTCGCCCACTGTGAAGTGACGCATGTCATAGCGCCTGCGTCTGTACTTCACGTATTGTTTTATATGTTGAGTTGGCAGACCGCGTGCTGCTGACAGGTGGTCAGGATCATATGTTAGCGTAACAAATCTAACGGCCTTGCTGGTAAACGCTTCCGCGGCCATTCGGCCTATCCAGAAGCGCCGATGTTTCGCCTTACAATATTTACACTTTCGACAGCCCACTTTTGCCCACTCCAACTGTATCGGTGCCTCACAGTTTATTATTTTTTCCGGATTTGGACAATCCGGGTAGGTTTTCGGGGGTAATAAAAGACAAGTCATTTTACTACCCCCCGATAACGTTCAGCCATAAAGGCTTCACTGGCCCTTATTGCTAAGGTTCCGTATTGCAAATTTCCCTGATCGCGTTGCGGGAAGTATTGCAGACCTGCCGTAATGGCCGCGTCATAAATAACACGGTCACAGAATTCCCTTTCGGCCATGGACAGGCTTTCACTGCCGTAGAGCAAATAAATCATTCCTTCGCACACTGCAAAATTCATTGGGATCAGCATGGATTTGAAACGCCTTTGCGCGGACCTAGCTGTTGCCAGAGCCGCTAAACGCTCAATCCTTTCGGCAGTTTCGGCTTCGTCGTCGTAATTCATTTGCTCCATGTACGCTTCAGAATCTTTGAATGCGCAAACATGGGCAGGCGCTTCGTGGATTTCGCCTGTTTCAAGAATGAGATCCACTTTGAAGTGGAAGCGATCCATTTGATTTTTGCGCCTTGCAAGTAGTCGCTGGGCATCTTCGAGTTTTACCGCCTTTTTACGCCGCACTGGCAGCGTGACAATCACCGGTTCTTTTGGAACCGGCGCTTGCTGTCTCATTGGCGGTTGACGCATGATGCCTTTAATTCGCTCAGATATACGTTCGCGCGCTTTCGACGCTTCCTCTTTCTTTTGATACCAATCGAAATAGGCTTGCGCGAAGGCGTGGTTGGCCTTTTGGCCGTCAAATGTTCGCAGAAATTCTGCTGTTTCTAAGGATCTCTTGAGATCCAACGCTGCGTCGCTGTCCATTTAAAGTCCTTCCTTGCTGCGCAATTCTCGCAAGAGCTTCTCCAGCTTTTGCTTTTCGGTTTCTGTAAGTAACAACGTGACAGGTTTTAGTCCTTGTTTGCGTTTTTTCGCGCGAAACTTTCGCTGGCGTTCCGCGTTAGTAGCGGGGCGCTCAAGGATCCCTGTCAATTCAAGTTGGTTTTGGTTTTCTTCGCGTTGCCAATTCATTGGATTTCCTCCGTTGCACACGTTACTGATAACACTTGTTACATATCACGTCAAGAGGTTTTTTCTAGGCACGCTTAAAGGCCCGGCGACTAGCGCCGGACCTATGTTTTTTGGCCCTTTAATCGCCAGACTGTAGTCGCGCTTGGGCTTCCAGAAGTTGAGCCTTAAGCGCCGCACCGCGAGCTTCCAGACGCGCTTCCAATTCCATAGCAATCGGATCGCGTGTATCAGGCCATTCGAGGCTTGCAAAACTTTCGGAACAAGTCCGAAGTTTTTGCATCCTACCTGACCGGCGGGCAAGCCGCCGATCCGCTTTAGCGGGTGACACCTGAACGGCTACACCGTCGAGAGCGACGGCATTTGGGACTTCCCAAATTTCGCCTTGCGACACCAGCATTTTCTCTGGCTTTGCTCCGGCTCCGTAGTTTACCTTCACTGTCCCAGTTTCGGCAAACGTGACTATATCGCCTCGATTAAGCATCATTTTCGGTCTCACTTTCTGATGGTGTTTCGGGAGTTTCTTCTTCTACCGGTTCTTCTACCGTTTCTTCTTCCGTCACGGCCAGATCTGCCGCAACGACAGGATTAGACTCAATTCGCGCCGTATCAATGCGATCAAGAATGTGCTGATAGTCGCCTGAAGCTTCACGCAGCATAGGTCCAATGTAAGTCAGACCAGAAATAACCGCATCTCCAGCGCAGCTGAATTCGAAGTTGTCCACTGTCTGTTGCAGGAAGATATCTTCGGTCAAATCTGTCGCAAGGTAGAACTCTTTCGACAGCGTGGGATCGACAGGTTCGGACGTCCAGAGCCTGTTTCTGTTTTCATCCCAGAGTGCGTTAGGATCGGAACGATAGAATTTACCGCCTATGTTAAAACGGCGGCGGACTCTTTCGTGGTTCAATGGACTGTAGCCAAAGATTCCTGTTGGATCGGAATGTGCCACATCCGCATGATCATTTGTTACGACCGTAACGGCTTGCGGGTCTAATTCGTCCACCAGACGATCCGGCAAACGTGTGTCGTTGTCGCTCAACAGATGATAATCCTTCGAGCGTTCCCAGAATTGCTCCGGAACAACTTCCACCATGATAACGACGACGCCACCAGTTTCCACTATTGGCGTTCTGACCTTCAGTTCCGTTCCTGTTTGTCCGCGGGTCGCGGATACTTCCAGACTGGCGCTTTCAGTTGAAAAGCGCTGCGTCATGCCAAAAGGCACTTTCTTACGATCAATAAGAATAGGCATGGCGTTCGCCATTTCTGGAATCTGGAGACCTGACATCAGCAAGTCTATCAGGTCATCGTCGTCAATGCCGCTATATTGATTTCTGACACGCGACCAAGCCTGCGTTTTTTTCGCCATTTCGATATTGGCCAGAGAAACGGTAATACCGTCTTGCTGCAATTCAGCATAAATATCGAGCGTGTTGTTGGTGTTAATTGTGCCAGTGTTCTTACCGGTCATCCACGTTCCGGCACCAGGACTAGCGCCAGGTGTGCCAACTGGAATAATGGCACCCGTACTATCGTAAGTTTGCGTTCCCAAGGTGCCAAAACTGCCGTTGGCAGAGATACCCTTAACGGGCAATTCACCGCCAACAACAGTAAGAGGCACAACGCCTTCGGTTGCACCAATGTCAAACGACGGCTTCACAATCGCCATTTGCGGATTGTCGAAAAACGCGGAATGCAGATTGCCTGAACCGACTGTATTTGAAACCGCTGTCCAAAGAGCTTCGGAACGTTGCTTACAACGGTACTCGAATATTTTGTCATAGGCTTCAGCGTAGTCGGTATTCACGGTTGTTTCATAATGCAAGCCGGCGGCTTGATAGATTTCCATCCCTGTCGGGTTGTGGGTCGTGATCCACGGAATTTGGGATCCGTCTTTTTCAAGTTTTTTCATATAGGCTCGATCGAGCGCATCACGGCTTCCGTCGAAACGATCAAACGCCAGCTTAGGAACGAGCCATGCGCTAAATGTTGCGTTGACCGTGTTTAAGAGCAGGTTCGACGTTTCTTCCATATAGGCCCGGCACTGTACGCGGGTAGTTTCCATCGCGTCATTACGGTCCAGCGGAATAAACGCAAGAGGGACCGCCTTGCCGGGCGCTCCACTTGTGACCGTTCGAAAGACGTCCGGTCTGGCCGTGCGCGGCCAAGGCACCGGAGAAGTCCGGAGCCTTTCTATCTGTTGCTTCACCGCGTTACTTGTTTGGGTATTCATGTTTTTTCCTCATTCAAAATGAAAATCGCCATACTTATTTTCAAGCCAGCCCGGCGTTGCTGCTGCCTTGTTTTTTTTGCGAGAGGTGGAAGGGATCGCGGGAATCGTCACTTGTTCGGGGTTCAGAACAATCGACGCAGCTTTGGGAATGTTGGATAGGGCAGACCCTACCGAACTATCTTTGAGCGACTGCCAAGCGGTAGACCGCTGGAGACGCTGTTCCAAAGCAATTCCAATTCCCATAAAGAAGCCTTCGCCCTCCACTTCCACGTAAGGTATTGTCGTGGTTTGGCCGTCTCGGCCTACCACAGTCATTGAGCCGGGTTCGGTCAGCCCAAAATTCCCGTGCGGATCGACTGGAATTTCAGGACCGGTCAATTCTATTGGAATATCGGTGCTTCCTTTCGGAAAAGACAGACGGTTCCAAGTGTGACCCGTTACCAGCCTTTCCGATACTTGCGGACTTTGCCCGCCAGTTCCTTTAGTGCC